CACATAGTTGCGCTCAACCACGGGACACCTCCTCTTTCTCAATCATTAGGCGACCGCCGCCGTTCTGCTCATCGTCCATAGAGACGACCACTGAATACACCGCACCCTTGAGCATCACGCGCAAGACTGGGAATGGGGTAAGCCCATCAGCCTCCTCCACGCGACCGCCAATGATGACGCCACCGATAAGCGGCTCAACCATCTCGCTTGAGATGTAATGGAACTCCCGATCCTCTGGGAGCAACTTTGCGCGCTCCTTGACGAGCGCATCGTGATCAACCAGTCCGTTCATCTAGCACCTCCTTCTCACTACTCGCCCAAGTGGGCTACCGCAACTCTAACGCTATCTGTTGTCCGTGTCAAGCCACTCAATCGTGGGGTAGTACCCCTCCTTGAGCCTGCGCTCCACGAGCCAGAGTTCCTTCCCAGTCTGCTCTTCGCCGAGAATCTCCGACAAGTGCTCGACCACCTCGTCGCAATCTAGGCAGTTGATTGAGTCAACGATTCCCCCCTCGTGGTAGTCGCCATCTGGGACGAAGTCGCGCTTGCTGAACTCGCTCGGGTTAAACGACATGGGTGAGGAACCATTCAGGTAGATCCCATCCAAGACGCCATTCCAGTTCCGAGCCGCGGGTGTCGGACACCCCTTATGCACATACATAACGCCTCCTCTCATAACCCTTCCTACCGCAGGTGCGGCTTCCCCGAGTGTAATACGGGGAAGCCTAACCTGTCAACCTTGCGAGATGGTGAAGGTGCCCTTCTTCCAGAGCGCCGCTCGCTTCGCCTCTACGCCCCACTTGCGGAGGAGTGAGTTCACATGCTGTGCCCGGGTACCATAACTCTCGCCGATCTCACGAAGGCGTTCGCCGCCGTGGTACCTGCGAATGATGTCGGCCCTAACCTTTTCGTCGGTGAACTTCCCAGTTGAGATCTTCACGCCTGCTCGACGCAGCGCGCGGGAAATCGTGTCTGGGCTAACTCCGAATGACTGGGCTGCCTTTGACTTGCTTCCAAGCTTGACCGCTTCAGCCACATACTTTTGCGTCGTTGCCTCATCCACCGGACGACGACCTCGTCGGCTTGGTGCAACATACACGCCGAATCGCTTGAAGATCTGGCTCACCCGCTGTCGGGTAATTCCAAACTTCTCACCGATCTCTGACATTGTCGCACCAGTCTGGTACAACTCGATTACTTCCTTGTCCCGACCTTGCGGGATGCGAACGATGTTTTCCATAACCTCTCCTTTACATGACTCTGCGGGTATTCGCACGAGCCATAACTGATTGCCCAATACCGGGTATTGCTTGAGGGGTGGGCGCTGTGATTTCACCCACCCCCCATGCTGTCATTAGCCTCCGACGACACCGCCGAAGTGCTCTTCACAGAAGCGTTCCATTGAGTTCATCGGAACCTTGTCGTAGTCCCGATCCCAATCCTCGGTGAATGCGCCGTCTGGCATCTCGCCCATGTCGTACTCCTCACGACGAATCTCATCTCCGTCGGCGTAGAGCACTTCACCTGCGTAGCCCATACCCGCCTCGCAGTAGCGATGGGTAATCCGAAGCGTTGGGAACTGCTCGGCAAGAGCAGCGACCACTGGCTCGGCTGGCGACCACGCCGTATCAAAGTTGTATGAGGTCTGCCCATCAACTTTGGCGGTGCTGTCGTCAAGGCGCTCGTTCCATACCTCGGCTGCGTCCCACTTGGTGCCCCAGTTGGCAATGTTCCACTGGTACCAGTTCTCGGGATCGTTCATGGTGCTCGGCTTGCCGTGCGTCGGGCAGTTGCCGTCAAACGAAACTTCCGTATCACCAATGAACCAGCCGTACTTGTCGGTGCCATCCTCAAACTTGCCGATGACTCGGGACTCGGTCGCGCACCCACAAATGAATGTGTTGGATGACGAAGTTCCCTTGTATCGGTCAGTGTCCGGTGGTGGCACGATCTTGCGGAAGTCAAACGCGCACTCGTCCGTCTTCACGAACTCTACGAGCCTGACGATCTCTGCCTCATCGCCCTGAATGTCTACCTGATTTACACACCAGTTTGGCATCTAACACCTCCTATCCTTTGCACCGCAAGTGCGGCACCTACTACATTACTACTCTTGCCTGACATTGTCAAATGACGAACCAGCCCCAGAAGATTACCCACATGTAAAACTTGACAAGCCAACGAGCCCATCGCGGCAACAGCCGCTTCTCTGGCTCCTTGTTCGCGTTGCCTCTGTCGTAGGTGCTCCCGCGACCCTTGTAGTGCCCGATTGAGTACGCTATCCCTTCCCATGCCATCGCTTCCTACCTTTCTTGCCCAATGCTCTGGGCGAGATCATTCTAGGGCAGGGTTGGCGGGATGTCAAATCAGGGGAGGCGGATCTCAACTTTCATCACGCCCTGACCGAGGGGGACGCCGAGCTTCTCCCAAATCGCAGGAGCGAGATCTATCAGGCGGGTGTCCATTGGGTCGCTCTTCCGGCCCCAGCAGCCGCACCAGTCTACGACCCAGACCTTCACCTCAATGCCAGTCTTCTTGGACTTGACCCAGATAGGGTAGGGCTTGCGCATGTACTTATGTCCGATGACCCGGCGGAGGGCAGGGCCAGCAGCAGCATAGAGATTCACGGCTTTGCCCCACTTGTTGGGCTGGGTATACCACGCGTTGTTCTTGGTGGCGTCGTACCACGTTGCTCGACCGACGAGCGGACGCTTGTCCGGGAACGTCCACCCAGGCGCGTGAGCGTAGTCGTCCCGCCAGACCGGAGGCGCTACCCTCTTGCTTGGTATCGCACACGCCAGAATGACGCCTGCAATAACTGCAACCAATAACTTCAGGCGCATAACTGCACCTCCTAACTGAACCACCATAACCCAGCGGCTAAAGGGCTGTCAAATAACTTCAAATCTAAAGGTAGGCTGCATAACTGTCCAATTCTGTAACAAACTTAACAACTCGGCTCGGGTAAGTGGTTAAGTTTCCTTAACCTTCTATATCAATACCGTTGGTAGGTTTGCTGACAGTGTCAATTACCACCGATACTCCCGGGGAGTATACGCTGAGCGTGCCTAAATGAGCACGGAATAACTGCGGGGAATAACTGCACGCCATAACTGCCGACCCGTTTTGAGCACGAAAAATGGGGAGGGGGGGGAACCTTATAGGAGGGGGGGGTGGGGGTGCTCTGGCTCAGGGCTCAGGGTTCAGGGCCTATATAACCTATTGACAATAAAAGGCGCTGAGCGTGTTTGTGTTAAAGTCCGTGCAGTAACTCCGGGGTTGCAAACGCCAGAACGGTGTGGTAGGGTGAGCGTTCCTACCGGGGGGTGGGGTGCGACGGCGAAGGGCGACGGGTGACGGGCCTGTTCCAACGGAGGTCAAATGAGTGACTCCAAGAAACTCGGGATGTGCAACTACTGCCAGTCCCTGGGTCCAGTGTTTGAGCAGGAGGATGAGGGTGGCGTTCCACTATTTCTCATCTGCCATAACTGCATCACCGACATCAACGTCGGCATCGAGCGGGCTCAAAGACGGCGCAACAACAACCCACGAGCATCCACTGATGAGTTCAGGCGCGAGCGCAAAAGCGCAGAACATAACTGGCAGCTGATGCAACAGTGGCTGGATAACTACCGCAATAACCCCAGGGACTAACTGGTACAATAACCCCAGCACACCTGGTCTGAAGGTTCAGGGCTCCCTCCTTTTGGGCCAACCTCGATCCAAACGTGGTTGGTTTTTTTGTGAGCCCAAATTACACGAGCCTAAGCGTTAGCGCTGCCCCTGCGTACCGGGGTTGACCAGGGTGCTACTTCACATCCCTGTCTTCAAAAAGCGCCACGCATAACAGCAAGAAGATGATGCACAGGGCAACGAGCATGAACTACTCACACCCCTTATGGCGGTGAAGGAAGTTGCTCGAGCGCTTGGCTCCCTCAAAGCCTAGGACCAAGACGGTGGTTACCTTGTCTGACATCATCCGGTCACCACACTTCGCGCATACCCGGGCAGTAAGCACTGGCTTTGACTTCTCTTTCTTGATCGCTAATTTGCCTGCCATATAACTCCTGCCATAACTCTCCCCTTAGTCAGGGTACGACCAGTGCGGAGGTGGGGAGGATCACCTATCGCACGAGCTGACGTCCGACGGGCCAGCACGCCGTACCCTTATCCCGCCATGTCGGAGGACGAGCGCTCGGCATACCAGGAATCGGAACCTTGCATGCTTTGTGCAGTGTGGTGGATTGTTACAGCGGATGCAATAACTAGGGAATCTATGTAAAGAGGTGGCAAACCCCCTGAAAAACGCTGCCAAGTGTTGACACTTTTGAGCGTGGATTGGCGTGGAATAGGGTGAAGGTGGGGGGTTTTGAAAAAAGATCGGTCGCGCCGCCTATATGGCAGGTGTTTTCCGCTGCCACCCAGCACCCACCACATTCTCACTCCCTTCTCGATCTCACCCTGATCTCACAACACCCCTGCCTCTGTACCAGTCATACCGTTCACGCATTCGTGCTCAACCACCTGTGTCCTGCGTCACTTCATTCTCGTCTCAGTATCAGGACTTGACGCACGCTTCTCGTAGCGTATAATGCATATCTGCTCGTCAATCCGAGCACAATGTTTAGGAGGCACAATGGGTGCACTAGAGAAGCTCTTCGGTAAGAAGAAGGTTCAGACCAAGAAGGCGGTGCTTACACCGTCCGTGAAGAAGGCTGCTCCTAAGGGGAAGCCTGTGACACGTAAGACAGTTGCTAAGGGTGGCAAGTCTCGCGGTAAGTAGGTCTATTGGGTATTGGTGTCTGTGAGAGCGGTGCTTTGGCGCCTGCCTCACGGCACCGTGACCCTCATCTCACGACTCAACCTCGCTTCGCGAGTTTTCGGGCCGAGCCTGAGGCTCACTGGCGGGTCAAAACAAAAAGGAGCTACAACATTCTAAGGATTTTTGAGTATTGCGGTTCGTGCCGGGCTTCGGAAGACACGCTTTTTTCGGTGTGGTGCGACAGGTGCAGGAAACCAATTTGCGAAAGATGCTTACTGGTGGCAAAAGACCACCCGGGCTGGTATCAGTGCACGAAGTGCTTTCAGTCGTTCAGGACCGCTGAGCTAGACAGGATTAACCCGTCAGCCTTTTTGCGTGAACGAGTTGAAGACGCTCTGCACGGAATAGGATTCTAAGGAAAACCACATGGCAAAAGAAAAGCCTAAGTCTACAGAAGAGCGACCGTATGTTCCTGGTGGGTCTCGTTACCCATGGTATTCGGCGCAGTTTTTCACCGCAGAATTGCGGGATGAGGACGAGCCGAGCGGCATTGGTTTATGGGAGATAGTCGCTATTGCGGTCGTGCTGGCAGCAATTGTGTGGTGGCTTGCCGAATGATTAAACGAATATTGGGCGCGCTCTCGGGTGAGTTGGCAGTCGTATTGCTGATCGGCCTTGTCTCAACCACAACTGCTTGGACTGCGATTCAGGCGTCCTTCCACAGCAACGCGTCGTCTGCTGCATACAGCCAATATCAGCTGATCATCGCTGAGGCGAATAACTTGTGGATTACGGCAGAGGTGAAGTACCGAGCCGACCTGTTGACTTGGGATACCGACCTTGGCGGCTCCTATGAGTTCAGCGTCTATGCGGTGCCGTGCCAGCAGGAAAACCCAGAAAGCCAACTGCCAGACTGCACCGAGTATATGGACGCCGTGTACGGACCATACAACGAGATGTACGACAGCGGTGGGGGTCCTTTCGCCGAATCAGAGCTTGAGGGGAACTACAGCAACCGGCTACAGGTCCTTACGGGCATCTTTGCCGTCGCCCTGTTTGCGCTTGGTGTTACCTCTCCGATGAAGGGCCGAAAGAACGCCTCCTACCTTGTCGCGTTTTCGGCAATCCTTTGGGCGACTGGTATCGGCTTGATGGTCACCATCCCGATCATCTTGCTGTAAAATGAAAATCAACACCTGGCGCCTATTCGGGATTATCGGTCTCGTCTTTATGTTCGTAACGATTGTGACGTTTGTGGCAGGCACGGCTAGAGGATTGGAGCCACAAGAAGAACTGACCACTGAAGAGCCGGCGCCGACGCAGCCCGTTGAGCCGTCACCAGAGCCAATCATTGAACCGACCCCCGAGTCAACGCCAGAACCAACCCCAACCCCAGAGCCAACCCCAGAGCCGACTCCAACTCCATCCCGAACCCCAGATGTCGCTCTGCAAGAAAGTTGGTTCTCTCTCAGGACGGCAGAGGAGCTGGCATCATGGGCGGCAACACAGGAGTCGCAAGACCGGGCGTGGCTCGCGAGTGAGATCTCGGCAAGGGGGGCAGAGCCGTTTATTCAGACGCTGGTATGCACAACGCGAGATATTTACAACGACGAGGACGGCACGGTAGTAGGTGAGCGTGAGTCGTGCGTTGAACAGTACAACTGGCAATGGTCCCCCTGCTGGCCACCAGAAGCGATGTCGTGGTACCCTAGTGACTTCCCGCCACCCGCAAGATGGGTCGGGGTCAGGAGCGGGTGTAGGTGAGCAACCATCTGGAGTATCTGAAAGAAATGCGTGGGAAGTGGCATTTGGTTGAACGATGGGTTGAGGTAGAGGGTGAGTACTATAAGTTCACTCAAGACCGAGACACCATGATCGTTACCGATCACATGGGGGCAGCGTTTGCTAAGCTATCAACAAAGATAGAGGGCAAGAAGCCGCCAGAGGGATATTTCTGGCTTAAGTGGTGGTCTGAGAATGAGCAGTTTTGGCAGAAGGTCTCCCGAAACTTTGAGGTTACGGGAGATAAAATCTGGGTTTCTGACTTTGTCACAACTCAGGCAGCAAGGTTATTGCTGGCACCGCCAGCGGAGGGTAGCAATGGGTAGCAAGAAAGTTGTTCGGTATCAGGCACGTAGGGCGGTCGCACGGGACTTCCGAAATCGCGTGATCTACACTGAGGTTCCAAGTTCTGACAAGGTTGCAAGCCCAAGCTTTGCTGGGTTCGTGGTCGCCATACTCTTTGTTTTCGCAATTTATGGCGTAGCAAGGCTTACCGGCATCTGATGAACTGGCGCAATCTTCCAGGAACACTGACGGAGGATGGCGCAGAGACACTTGCCCAGCAGATCTCTAAACTTCCTGAGGGGTCATCCGTTGTTGAGGTCGGGAGGGACGGCGGTCGGGAAACCCTTCTTATCGCTGAGACAATCAAGAACAGCGGGAAACACATAAAATTCTTCTCCGTGGGGCTTGACAAAGATGCAGGTGAGCTGCACGAAACTATTAACTTCTGTGGAGTAGGCCGGTTTGTCAAGGTTATTGATGACGACCCAGTGGAGGTCGCCGACCTGTTTGAGTCCGACTCAGTGGACTTCCTCTTCGTTCACCCAACCACAAAGGACGCCATGTTTGAATGGGTCTGGTCATGGGGGGAAAAGGTAAATACTGCAGGCGCTGTCGCTGGGAAATGGGAACTCAACTCGCCGATTATCGTCAAGGCGACGTGGGGTGGTAAGTTCTTCCGCCCTGGGGCAGAAAAGCAGGTATGGATCTGTCCCGCCTACAGCAAGTTCTAATCTCCAGAATCCTGGCCCCAGCGGGCGTTTTACTGATTTCTGGGGTGATTACTCTTCTTCTGATTTTTCTGGGCCTAGCGGCGTGGATATCGGCAATTCCGGGGATTCTGCGACGGCGATAAGCCGAGCAAACTCAAGGTCTACGAGCTCCTCCTCAGAAAACACTGCCCTCGTGCCATCCACGTCGTGGTACTGATGGCGGCAATACCATCGGTCAGTCCCCTTGATGTCAAGCATCGCGCCATGTCCCGCAATGATGGGACACTCTGGTCCCCAGTACCACCCAGTCCTGACAAAGCGTGGGTGAACGTGCTCGCGCAGGATCTGGCTGCCAGCATCATCTGGCTCCGGTCGCGCCGATTCCCTTTTAGGTGTACTATTCATACGAGGGACATTATGTCAGAAGAAAATGTGTCAACAGAAGATGTTCGGGAAAGCGACCCAGAAGAGGTCGTTTTGACCTGTATCAACTGTGGGGCAAAAATGGATCAGATGAAATGTAAACTAATCTGCGAATGCGGCTACTTTGCCTCATGCTCAGACTACTATTGAGGGGGACACGATGGGTCACTTGTTTTTTGGCGTGGACGCGGCACTCAACGAATTGACTGCTGAACTCCTTGAGGATCAGAGGATTTGGCTTATTGAGCGTTCGGACTCGGGGCTTTGGGGAGTTGCGGTGATCCGAGACCTTCCGGAGTCTGAGTGGGTTAAGCCAGAAGATGGCAGTGAGGTTGCCCACTCTGATACCTATAAGGCAATCGCATACCGCAGGGACACAGATCTTGCTAAGGCAATTCGAGATGTTGCTGAGCAACTTCGTGCGCTGAATCAAGAGAGAGCCGACACTGAGGCCGAGGAGAAGTTCCTTCAACCAATTAACCCAGACCCAGTAACAGGCATAGCAAAAGAACTCAAGCAGTAGTGCTGGTGCCGACGGGAGGAAAGGAGTACTCACCGTCGGCTGATGAATACTACAACATCCGCCAAGGCTCTAATCGTGTATGATGTTCCTATGAGCGTAGAAAAAGGCAATGCTCCAACGGATCGCGTGTGGGCCATTTATTGGCTTTACTCAACGCAGTTCCCAATGACCATTACCCTTGACCAGCGCGACTCCCTTGACGCCGACCCGTATCTCGTCACGGTCGGTGAGGGGTCAGACCCACTTTGCAGGCTGAGCGACGAGGAGACATCCTGGCTTATTGCCAGAAAGGTAGGCATTAGGTGAGTCGAGTGAATCGGATGCTTCTAATCGTTCCAAGCCGAAAGCGACCAGAGGCATGTCAGGAGCTTCTTGAGGAGTTCCGCAAGACATCCGTCTGCTCAGATATTGTCTTCGGTCTAGACGACGACGACAAGAGTATTTACAGCGAAGACGTTTTGAACCATGCGGTTATCAACCCGAGAATGCGCATGGGCGGAACGCTAAACCACATTGCCAGAGACAACAAGGACGCATACGACTTCCTTGCCTTCATGGGTGATGACCATCGCCCACGGACAGAGGCGTGGGACAAAATTCTTTGTGACGCAATCGGTGACAAGCCGGGCGTTTCATACGGGGACGACCTGCTTCAGGGTCAGAACCTTCCAACCGCAGTTGTGATGTCTGCACACATTGTCCGAGAGATTGGGTACATGGTCCCCCCGTCCTTGACCCACATGTACATGGACAACTTTTGGCGCGATCTTGGCGTCAAGCTGGACAATCTCAAATATGAGCCAGACGTAATTATTGAGCATCTGCACTACCTTGCAGGAAAAGCAATTAACGATCTTCAGTATCAAGAAGTTAACAATCCTGCAGTCTATGAGAAGGACCGCTTGGCATACGAGCAGTATCAAGCCGAGCAAATGGACAAAGACGTATCGGCGATCAAGTCATGAATGTCCTGATTACTGGGCATCGCGGGTTTGTAGGAAAACACTTTAAGAAGTTTTACGAAGACCGTGGCGACAAGGTGTTCGGCATTGATATCGTTGGAGAGCCGTCGCGCGACGCTCGGGACTTCTTCAGAAAAGACGACATTCAATGGGACCTAGTCATCCACCTTGCAGCCGTTGTAGGGGGCAGGGCAAAGATTGAGGGAAACCCGCTATCTGTTGCTGTTGACCTGTCCATTGACGCCGAAATGTGGCAGTGGGCCATCAGGACAAAGCAGAAGCGTGTGGTCTACTTCTCTTCATCAGCAGCTTATCCAATTGAACTCCAGCGAAGAGAGGACCACGTATCGCTTGCCGAGCACATGATTGATCTAAACAATCTTCGTAACCCAGACCTTACGTACGGATGGTCAAAACTTACGGGTGAGTATCTTGCGCAGTTTGCCGAGGCAGAGGGTGTAAGAACGCATATTTTCCGCCCGTTCTCTGGGTATGGCGAAGACCAAGCACTTGACTACCCGTTCCCGTCGTTCATTGATCGCGCCAAGAGGAAGGCAGACCCATTTGAGGTCTGGGGGGACGGCCTGCAGACGCGGGACTTTGTTCACATTGAAGATATTGTAAACACGGTGGACGCTGCAATAAAGCAAGACTACCGCGACCCGTTGAACATTGGCTGGGGTCGTCCAACCTCATTCCTTGACCTTGCTGTCATGGTCGCCAAGGAGGCAGACTACCAACCAACAATCCAGACGCACCCAGATAAACCAGTTGGGGTATTTTGGCGAGTGTCGGACCCGACGATGAGCTTCCAGGTTTACCCGCCAAGGATTACGCTTGAGGAAGGGATCAGAAGGTCGCTCTTGACGCCGTAGCCTGCGGCAGGTATGCTCGCAGAGAAAGGGGGGCTATATGGAGCCAATTGAGCATCTAATCTATAAAGATGATGAGCAGACCTTTGAGAAGGTCTTTGGGAAGATTTACAACGAGGCGTACGACCTGCTGTGTGAAAAGCAGTCACGCTACGGTGATTCCAACATTGAGCAGCTTGGTCTGCACGGAGTCATTAGCAGGATCGGCAACGACAAGATTGCCCGCGCAAGAAAGTTTATGCAGGGAAAGATTGTTGACGGTCAAGTGATTCTTGACCCGCTTGACGAGAGTACTCACGAATCTCTTGCCGACACGCTCCTTGACATTGCTAACTATGCTCTGATTGCGGTTGCGCTGCAACGCGGCCTATGGGGCGCCCCAATGGAAAGACACCTACCAGAGCGACCTAAGAAGTGAACAACGCACTCCTTCAGGCAATTAAGGCAGCCCGAAAAGAGGGTCGCGCCGATGCTATTCGCGAAGGAATGCGCGCTCTTCACTCCTCAACGGCATGGGCTATGGCGAAGCAAGATGACACCGAATACCACCGCGGATTACGCGATGGAATCGTGATTGCAATGGAGGCGATAGGGTATAACCGATGGGAAACCAACCAAGATACGAAGTCTGGAAAGTAGAGCGCGACGAGAAAGGGGACGGCTATAGATGGGCGATATGGGACAACGAAAGAGAAATGGTGATCTTAAGCGGCGTGTCTCCAAGCGGAGACGACGCGGTCCAGGAAGTAAAAGACTCGATTACTTTCCTGATCAAAAGCGACCAGACACCAAGCAAGCCAAGTCAATGATGGATAGCTGGTTTGGGGTCTCATTTGAAATGGGACACAAAGAGGCAAGAGAAATGTACTCTGACCCAAACCACGTTGCCGATTGGCATAGAGACGCCATAAAGAGCACGGTTGATTTCATCTCAAAATCAGATAGCACTGTGGTGATGGAAGCCCCAATTGCCTCATGCCCAGTCTGGTCTGTGACTGTTAACGCAACATTTAACGGGATATCACATCAAGATATATTTGAGTCAGTTGATCTTCGCGATGTAGTGAACGGAGCAATCGGATGGGCAAACCAGAAGAGAGTCTCATAGCCAGCGTACGTATAAGGCTGAAGATTCTGCTCGACCAAGCCGTTACAGGGGACAGCCCAAACGCCATACACGGGATTGGAAAAGACCGTGATGGTAGGGTTGAACTAGTTACAAGATTGGCGTATATTGCAGGGATCAACAGGTCAATAGAAATTATTGACGAGGAAGTTATGAAGGGGGAGCAACGTGGTGACGAGAAAACAGGCGATACTTGACATCCTTAACCAGACACCTAACGAGTGGGTGAATGGAGACAGGCTTATGCAGGCGGACACTGGCGGTGGACGGTTTGGCGCACGCATTGAAGAACTTCGTAAGGACGGGTTCACCATTGAGGGTCGTCGCCACCCCGACTCACGAAGAGACATCTGGCAATACAGAATAATTAACATCAACACTAGGCGGGTTGTTGGGTTCTGGTCATGCACATCGTGCGGCGAGGAAGTGACAGCCGACCTCGCAAGTGGCGGCGTCGTAAGCGTTGATCCGAACTTCGTTGAGCTGATGTGCCCAAGGTGCAAGAAGCGAAGATTCTTCAAGAAAAACAAGTCATGAGAAAACTACTCGTCTCACTCGTTGCAATCGCTGTGATGATGGCGTCGCTTGCAGTTCCAGCCGAGGCAAAGACCAGGCAAAAAAAGTATAGGGTCACTTATACTTGGCAACAGTTCGGCCCGATTTTCGGCTGGGCCCAGGATCGCATTAACCAGCCGTTCGGCAGGCTGGACGGAAGGAAGCCATCCATCAGCGGGTCTGGAATAGATATCTATGTGATTGATACCGGAATAGGAGACGAGGACTGTAACGGTCACGGCTCGTTCATCAACAGCCTGTTCGTTAGCAGCGATTTAGGAATTGTGAAAGAAGCCAATGTTGTTGGCGTTAAGGCCCTTAACTGCAACGGGGTTGGCTCGGAGCAAGATGTAATTGATGCGGTCATGTGGGTGATTGAGAACGCAGACCCATCTTCATCCATCGTCAACATGAGCCTGGGCGGCCCCCCCTCTGCCCCTGTGGACGCTGCCGTCAAGGAGTTGGCGCTCCTCATGCCAGTAGTCGTTGCTGCTGGAAACGAAGCATCAAGCGCATGCAACTCCAGCCCAGCAAGGGTTGCCGAGGTGATAACGGTAGCCTCAATGAATTACGTGAACATGAGGTCAAGATTTTCAAACTGGGGGCCTTGCGTTGATATCTGGGCTCCTGGGGACAGAATTGATGGCTACGATGAATTGGGGAAAGAAAAAAGAGGTAGCGGGACAAGCTTCTCTGCGCCACTAGTCGTTGCCGCAATTGCATTCGTTGCCGACAGGGATAACGCCACCACTATGCAGGCGGCGCAAACTGTATTTAACGAGAGCAGCAACATGCCAATCATTGACGGACGATGTACCGCAGGGCTGGTTAGGTGCAAGGTTTTGTTCCTACGAGATGAACCGTACGACTGGCTTAGAAACGACTCCCCGTCTTGGCTCCAGTAAAGTAGAAGTTCGTTCCAGACAGGTCCGCTGCATACACCAAGGCGTCAACTAGGTCATCATGTTCGCCGTTCGGGAACGCGGCCATCTCCGCCTCAAGTTCCCTGATGCCGGGGGCGTTCTTGACATGGAAAACCTTCCCCGCCTCGTATCGAGCAGCCAGCGCCCGAGACCTTGTCACCTTGTCCTTGTCGGGTCGCACTGGTCTTGCCGGAAGGTTTGTGGTGCCGAGTATCTCCCTCACGAATGTGCTTTGGTGCTGAACGGCTTCAATGTTCACAGACTCAAAGTTTCTTGCGCTATCAGAAACATTTCCAGCGTGAGGCAGTAGATACTCTGGCCATAGCAGCCTAGGTCCGGACTCCTGAACAAGAGCGCCCTCTTTGTTTACCCCGGTCAGCCAATCCTTGTGCCCCTCTGGAAGCCTAGCTTTCCATGCGCCAACAACATAGAGGTTGTGGTCTGAGTCCTCTATAACCTCAACGCAGGACGTGTAGTCGCTGCGCTCGGATGCGGACGAGGCAAGGTCAATCCCCACCCTCCGCGCACCATCTGGGGCCTTGTCAATGTGTTGAAATTTGTCGTACCTAAAGATGTTGCCACCCATTGAGGTCACATCGTTTTGAAACTGAAGCATAAAGATCGGAGTTCCTAGTTCCTCCTTCTTCTTGTCCATGTCTTCAACCGTATACATCTGCGGCCAGAGAATCTTTCCCTCCTCAACGGCACGACGAAGCATGACCGGCGTTCCCTTCTCTTTTAGCCCAGCGTAGAAGTCGTCCTCGTGCCACCTAGTTCCGATATACCAACGCTTTGCACCAGGAACAAGCATAGGGTCAACAACCTGCCAGTAAGTGTCGGAGGCCTTTTGTCGCTGCACCGCCGTGGCGTTCTCCTTCATGCCCACCATGTCGTCGCCGATGAGGATGTCTAGTCGAGCACCGGGCTTGATAGACCCAAGACCATCGGCAAAACAGGTCGCGTCCTTGCCCATGTTTGCACCCTTGATTGTCCAGACCTCATCTGTCCATTTAGGACCAGCAACACCACCCTGTGCCCACTCAAATATTTCAGCAAAGTATGTGGATTCAATAATGGACTTAATCGCCCTAGAACGGGCAAGGGCGTCAGATAGCACGGAGGTAAGAATGCCAACCCGTATCTTTCCTTGATTGACGCCTATCAGCCGAGCAACTCGATGAATAAGCTGGGTGGTCTTGGCATGTCCGCGAGGCATGAGCACAAGGGCGCGCTCATTCTTGTCTAAGAATCGCTCCATCTCACGGAGGTGTTTTGGGAATACAAGGTTTCCGACGTATTCCGCGAAGGCGGCGTCAGACGTTTTGGCTTGTTCCCTCAACCACTGTCGGTACATCTGGCTGTTCAACTTCTGCCTCCTCTAGCGCTTCCGCCCAATTTCTCATTCTGCCCGCAAGATCCAGCGGGCTAAGCACATCAATAGGGTGATCAGATACGACAATCTGCAGCGGCCCACCGTTTGGGCCAGTCAGTTCTGTCTTTTGGGCCTCATATGCGCCAGTAAGTTTGGCGATCCTGTCTATAACCTCAAGTTGAAGTTTAAGGAAAGCTGCCTCTCCGTTGTACGACTTGCCCTTAGCGTTTGTGTGCCCGCTAGAGGCCATCTTTGCAATGTGGTTAGCGCGCTCAAGCAGTTCAACCTTTGTCTCCGCCGTCCCTATTCCCTCCTCAACCCACTGCTTGCGTATTGCGGCAAGGTGCTTCCTGACAGTATCTGGTCTTAGCTGAACAACCCCAGCGATCTCCTCAATGGAAACACCAGAAAGGTGCATATTTTTTATGCGCGTCATGAGGATGTCGCGGTCAGCGTTGCTTCGTCGTCCAACTTGTGCCATGAAGGGATACTATCATATAATCTGATCTTGACGGCAAGTTGCAAATCTGCCCAAGATCACATAGGATTAGACCATGAGCAGAAACGGCCCCCCAAGGCAATACGCGTTTGACCAGAGAACAGAGCGTTTTAGGCGCCTTGTTGAAGCCTGGTCAGATCGAGTCAAGGTGTCCCCAAATGCAATTTTTCACTTTGCAACTGAGTATGGTCGTACCTATCACTGGATGAAGGAGCGGTGGCTTGGTGGTGTGCCGGTAAAAGATTACGACCTAGCCTGGCTTGAGGAAACAATAACTCGCAGAATAGGGGTAGGGGTTTCTTTGATTATGGCTAGCGAGAGGCTTATGCTGCACGAGAAGTCTGTTGCATCCATGTGCAAGCAATGCGTGTACGTCTCAAAAACAAACTACTGCCCAGATAGATCATGTGCCCTAAGGCCAGTTTCACCAATGCCCCTTAGGACCAAATGACAGAAAATAGGGCGTAAGCCTAGGCGAATGCCCCGATGCCTAGCGCGGGTACTCGGTACGACCAGTAATCCACCTAGGGGTCCCGTAGAAAATAAGCCCATAGAGTAGGCGGTTTCCGCAGGCTATAATCTAGCCATGGCACTTTCCACCTTTGACATGTCCGCGGAACAGGGTAGCGATTTTGCTACGACCGTTACCTACACCAATGACGCTGGAAGCGCAGTTAATTTGACTGGCTACACCTCAAGGATGCAGGTAAGGAAATTTGCTGGGTCAACAGCCCCATTTTTGACCCTCACCAATACAGGCGGAATGACCATCACGGCTGGGACTGGTGTGATTAGCGTTGCCATTACCGCTGCAGCCCTTTCAACGGTGCCAGCCGGTTCGTATGTCTATGATCTTGAGATTGTTAGCGGGGCCGGGGCGGTAACAAAACTGCTTTCAGGTGATTTTGACGTGCTGGCTGAGGTTACGCGATGAGCCCAGTGACCGTTACCGAGGTCAATCGCAACGTTTCTGTAACGAGCCCAGCATCGAGCAGCCTTACGGTTTCAACTGCGGCAGCTTCAAGCCCACATGGAACCTACACCCACACCCAAACTTCAGCCTCGGCAACTTGGACCGTAGTCCACAACCTGAACTGCAAGCCCTCGGTAACCATCGTGGATAGTGCTGGGAACGTGCAGATCGGAGAGGTATTGTATGACTCCAACAACCAGATTACCCTAGCCTTTGCTGCCGCGTTTAGCGGCTTTGCCTACCTAAATTGAGGAGATACCCGTGAAGGTCCTGACGAGTCTAACGCTTAGCAGCTTCCTAGACCTGCAGAAGAATGAGCTTCGCAATGCAACTATTCAGGTTCTTGCCACCCCGCCGTCTTCCCCTGCCACGGGCCAGATCTATTACAACTCAGACTCCAATGACGGCCCAATTGGCCTCATGGTCTACAACGGCGCCCTTTGGGAGTCAGTTGGATCTATTGATAGCCTTTCGGGAACAGCGCCAATCAGCGTCAGCGTTTCTGGTGGCGTTGCAACAATCAGCATCTCGGCGGCAGACGGCACGAACCCAGGTTCAATGTCCGCTGCGCACTACACGTTGGTCAATAACGCCACTGATGCAAACACCGCAAGCACAATCGTCAAGCGCGATGCATCGGGAAACTTCACCGCTGGGACAGTTAGCGCAACAAGCGTAACTATCTCTGGCTCAGTTACCAACGCAACCGACGCAGCAACTAAGGCATACGTTGACAGCGTTGCCACCGGGCTAGATGTCAAGGCATCTGTTCGTGTTGCGACCACCGCCAACGTTGACCTATCTGGGGCACTTGAGAATGGCGATGTAGTTGACGGAGTAACGCTTGCCACTGGCAATCGAGTGCTCGTTAAGAATCAGTCAACTGGCAGCCAGAACGGTATCTACGTTGTTCAGGCTTCAGGCGCAGCAGTCCGGGCAACCGACGCAGATGCTGACGCAGAGGTAACCCCAGGGCTCTTTACCTTCGTTGAAGAGGGAACAGCAAACGGAA